AGATGAATTTAAAGAGTATTGCCTGCGTAAGCTAGGTAAGCCTGTAATTGAGATTAACGTTGACGATGATCAAGTAGATGATCGTATTGATGAAGCATTACGCTATTATTGGGATTATCACTTCGATGGTACTGATAAAGTCTACTATAAGCATCAGGTAACACAGCAAGATAAAACAAACAAGTATATAACAGTACCTGAAAATATTATCGGGGCTATACGCGTATTTCCTATTGCTGACCCGATGGTACGCTCCGACGATCTATTCAATATTCGTTATCAGATTGCATTAAACGATCTATATACACTTACTTCCGTATCCATGGTTCCCTACTATATGGTTATGGAGCATCTAGCTCTAATATCCGAAATGCTGGTTGGTCAGCAGCCTATTCGATTCAACAGACATAAGAATCGGGTATATATCGATATGGACTGGGATATGATTAACAACGGAGAGTTTCTCTTAATTGAGGCTTATGAAGTAGTAGACCCTGATACATGGAGTCAGATCTGGTCAGATCGTTGGCTGCAAAACTATACCACAGAAAAAATTAAGTACCAATGGGGTTCTAACCTAACCAAGTTTACAGGTATGAATCTACCAGGCGGTGTACAGTTCAACGGCGAAAAAATCCTTAACGACTCCGCTGATGAGATTAGGAAGATGGAGCAGGAAATGATCTCTTCGTATTCACTTCCTGTATCTGATATGATAGGCTAATCAAATGCCAAATATGTTTTTTAATAACTTTAATAGTTATAGTGAGCAGATGCTTATTGATGAGCTCGTTGCTGAGAGTTTATCAATATATGGGCATACTGTATACTATCTACCTAGAGATATTCAGAAACGCGATGAAATATGGTCAGAAGACTCCTTATCATACTATCGCTTAGCACTTGAATTTGATATGTACATTAAGTCATATGACTCATATGAAGGTGATGGTACATTCTTATCTAAGTTCAATCTTGAAATTAGAGATCAGGTTACGTTTACTGTATCCCGCCGGGTATTCGGTAATGAGATTGCTACACAGCGTGCTGATATTCAGAGACCGCGTGAAGGTGATCTTGTTTACTCCACAATGATGAAACGTATCTTTGTTATTAAGTACGTTAATAGCACTGCAGTTTACTATCAAATGGGTGAGCTGCAGACATGGGATATTGTTTGTGAAGTTTGGGAATACTCAAACGAAAGATTTGACACAGGAGTCGATGAAATTGATGCTATTGAAACACAATACTCAGTTGCTAACGTATATGCTAACAATGTATATGAAGACGCTATGCTCGATGTATATGCACAGAATCAAGAGTTCCAAGAAGCGGGCACGAGTGTTGTAGATTGGACCTCTGTAGATTAATAATATTTGGCTGAAAAGATTCGATAATAACGGCACACTTGTTCAAACATCAAAGGTACCTCTCAATTACGGTCCCCGTGAGAAGTTCTTAGCAAGACTAGATGGTAACCCTAATCTAGAGAGATCAATTGCTACACAGCTTCCAAGAATGACGTTTGAGATGACTGGTCTCTATTATGATCCGGCGCGTAAGTTAAACGCTGTCAATAGAACAACAGCTCCTGTGCCAGGTAACGAAGGTGTTACTAGATGGCAGTATCAACCTGTTCCATACAATATTGACTTTACATTGTCAATTATGGTTAAAAATATCGAAGATGGTACATACATCGTCGAGCAAATTCTACCATACTTTAATCCTGTTTGGACTGCAACGTTAAATCTTAACCCAGATCTTAATCAGAAGCATGATGTTCCTATCACTCTAGATAATATTACAAGTGAAGACACATACGAGGGTGACTTCGTAAATAGAAGAGCTGTTATCTGGACTCTTTCGTTTACAATGAAGGGCTACTTCTTTGGTCCAACCAATCAAGCTAATGGTTCGATTATTAAAGAAATTGATATCAATCTTAAGGTACCTGGTAAAGGCATTTCTGTTGATAATGCTAACTCAACTAATACCGACTTCCTAATGAATATCGATATTAAACCGGGCCAAGATGCCAACGGTAATCCTATTACTTACTACGAACATACAAGACTACATACCTATACACTTGCTAATGCTACAGGGCCATTCACACCTACCGAAAAGGTATATGTGGATGGTGACAATTATGTTTATGTCGCATCAAGCAACTCTACAGTAATGACAGCCCGTAATATTACCGGTAACATTGTTAATGGAAGCACCCTTATTGGTGTCGGCGGCGCGACAGCAACCGTGACAAGCGTTACAGTAGCACCAGAAAATTCTGTAAATAGCTTAACGATAGCTGCTAATAGTGAATATGGATTTATTTTCGATATTACAGAGAGTTTTTAATGTCACAACAATTAGATAATGCTCTAGGACTGAATTCAGTACCTGTGGTATATGACGACGAAAAAGAAAATCTACCTGCAGTTGTCAGCGAACAGACTGATGATGATGTAGATCAAGCTCGTACAGGTTTATACGACGCTCTATCGTTAAGTCAACAAGCAGTGCAGGATATGCTAGCTATTGCGCAGCAATCCCAGCACCCTAAAGCATACGAAATACTCAACAGCTCTATTAAGACCATGGCTGATATTAGCATGGGCTTAGCTGATTTGCAACTGAAAAAGCAAAGACTAAATAAAGGTGTTGTACAGCCTACTAGTGAAGGTGGTGTTACTAATAACCTCTTCGTTGGTTCAACAGCTGAACTACAACAAATGATTGAGAACATGAGAAATGGTGATACCAACAGTTGATAGGGGTTACAATGGTAACCCTCTACTCAAAAAATCAAGAAAAAAGATTCAATGGACTCAAGAACAAGTTCAAGAGTGGTTGAAGTGTGCTCAAGATCCAATCTACTTCGCTGAAAAATATATTAAGATCGTGCACGTCGATCATGGCTTTATCCCGATTAGGTTATATGAATATCAAAAAGAAATCATTGAAAAAATCACTCATAACCGCCGTGTCACGGTGGTCACCAGTCGTCAGGCTGGTAAGACTACTACAGCGGCTGCGGTTATTCTACATTATATTCTCTTCAATGACCATAAGACAGTAGCTCTTCTTGCTAACAAAGGCGATGCGGCTAGAGAAATTCTAGACCGTATTAAAGCAGCTTATGAAGCTCTCCCTGATTGGTTACAGCAAGGCGTAGAAGAATGGAACAAGGGTAATATCACTCTTGAGAATGGATGTAAGGTTCTAGCAGCTGCAACATCCTCTTCTGCTATTCGTGGTAAATCTATCTCGCTTCTATACATCGACGAAGCTGCGTTCGTTGAGAACTGGGATGAGTTCTTCGCATCAGTTTATCCTACCATTTCATCTGGTGAAACAACCAAGATTCTATTCACATCCACCCCTAATGGTTTAAATCACTTCTATAAGACATGTGAAGGCGCTGCTAAGCCAAGAGAAGCCAAGGATTGGAACGGGTTTGAGTTTGTACGTGTTCCATGGTTTGAAGTACCTGGTAGAGATGAGAAGTGGAAGAAAGAAACTCTCGCGGCCATGGATTGGGACTACGAGAAATTCGCACAGGAATTCGAATGTGAGTTCCTTGGTTCATCTGGTACATTAATCTCAGGTGCTGTACTCAAAACTTTAGTTGCTAAAATACCATTGAGTGATAGAGATGGCTTAACGATATATGAAGAGCCTGTCAAAGGCAATCAGTATGCTATTACAGCGGACGTTTCTAGAGGTAAAGGTCTAGACTATTCAGCATTTCAGGTTATAGATGTAACTACAATGCCTTATAAACAGGTATGTGTTTATCGCAATAACCTTGCAACGCCTCTGGACTACTCCGGTACATTACATAGACTGGGTAAGACTTACAATTATGCCTCAATACTTGTTGAAAATAACGACGCAGGTATTCAGGTTGTAGATTCACTGCACTTTGATTATGAATATGAGAATATCATATACACTGAAAATGCTGGTGCTAGTGGTAAAAGAATTTCTGCCGGCTTTGCTGGCAAAACAAAGGAGCGTGGTGTTAGAACAACTAAGACTGTTAAAGGTATCGGCTGTTCTATGCTCAAGCTGCTCGTTGAGCAGTACCAACTTATAATTAATGATCATCAGACTATCTTTGAGCTTTCAAGATTTTCCAAGAGTGGAAACTCATATGAAGCTGAAGATGGTTGCAATGATGACTTGGCTATGTCTCTCGTTTTATTTGCATGGATGTCAGATCAGCAGTACTTTAAAGATCTGACAAATATCAATACCCTTCAATATCTTCGTGATAAGACAGATAGTGAAGCGAACGAAATGTTTAGTTTCTTTATGGATGATGGTCAACCTGAGGATGATATTCCTGCTGTTATCGACTTGACCGATAGTGCAAGTATGATAGCAAATAAAGAGTACCAGTTCTTCTAATCTTCGTTTTTATAAATAAACGCGTATACTAATGCACAAATTAACCCTTTCTTAAAGGAGAGCTAAATG